TGAAGGTTTCGTCTTTTATACTTTTGTATATCGAGTCTTTTAACTTATCGACATTGACTTTTTCAGTCAGGTCAAATGAGTCATTCACCGCAGTATTTCCGAGTGTGTATGAGTAAATCAGAAACTCAAGTATTTCGTCTTCGAGTACCTTCTTGTCCAAGACTTCTGCATCTCGAACTTGCGCAGATATAACATTCAATTCGTCAACTGGTAATAACTGCGTCATACTCGTACCTCGAAAATAAAAATAAGGACTACGATACGGAGATGCTCTAAACCACTATGGCGAGTCTTATTCTTCGTATGTAGCCCTTACTTGCGGCTTTCAACACAAACTTACTTACATTGTGTCACTTCATCATGTTGGACACGAACTCTATTGGTTGTGTCACTTACTTATTTGTTTTTTCGGTCTTAACAGTGCGTTTGATTTCAACCACCACTATGTTGACCTTGTTATTTCTTCCTTCGTTCTTAATTTCAACTATTCCCTTATTGTTGAGAATGTTGTTTATCAAGTCAATTACTTCGGTATGTTGTCTTATATCAATTTGAGGCATCTTGCGTTACCTCATTTGTTGCGACTGGTTCAGGCTTTGGCTTGTCCGGGTCGCCAACTTTCATGTTCATGTACGCTTTGCTGTACTCATAGTCCTTAACAGGGTCATTTGAAACACCAGTCTTCTGCAATGCAATAATCGGATGCAAACCAGCTTGAACAAGTGTATTATATGCCGTTGCTTTGGACTGAATCTGTGCGGTTTCGTTTTCAGTAAACTTGATTTCAAAGTCGCTTCTACTGATGTCAAGTCCTGTTGCCTTGTTCACTATGGATATAAATATCTTATCGAACTGTGCATTGGACTCTACCCACAAATCTTTAGTGTTTCTTGCGTAAGTGTCTGCTGTAGCCCAGCCGTCGCGCAACAAGACTGCCGTACCTGTGTCGCTTGTGCTTGAGCCACCCTTTGTTGTACTCGGCACACCGCAAATAGTCAGGACTTGCTGATACATATAGTCAACAAGTACCTGTGTTTCCTGCTGATTCAGTTCTTCTGAAAGTATCTTAAAGTCGGGTTTCCTGTCTCCAAAAGACTTCAGAACTACCATTCCAGCTTTGCGTATGTCGTTGGCAGTTGTGCCTTCGTCAAATTCGCAGTTGACCGCTACGGCAAGTGACTGAATGAACTGGTCAATGCCGTCTATTCGGTTGGACGCCACCATGTTAATGGCATCGAGCAAACTGACAACTGGCTCAAATGCTCCTTCGTTGACTGAGTTATATCTATACTCGATAATCGGTATCTCACCGAGTACATTCGGATATACTCTATCAACATTAATTGCCGTTCCGTATTCGGGCTTGATGTTCATTACGGTCGGAACTATCTCTCCGCCCAAAATACGAAAGACTTTTGTTCGGGTGTATACATCGAAAACGACTCTCCCTTCGTTCACGACGCAGTTCACCGCATAGACTGGTTTGTTTCCAACTTCATAGGAGTAAACCACAAATGCCTGTCTCGGATCAAGAGAGTAAACATGCGCAGGAACTTCCGTGCTGTCATCTTCTCTATTCGGCTCTATGTAAAGCACGCCGAGTCCAACTGTATGAAACCAGTCAACTATCTTGTTGTCCGCAATAGGTTTCCCTGAACGGGCAAGAAAATCGTTTAGTTTGTCTACCTTTTTGTCTGCTTCTTTGTTCTTAGAGATATATGTCAATGGCTTTGTCAGGAAATATCCGTCTTTGAATGTGACTATCTCCTCAGCATGATTCTCCGTTACTCTATGGTTGATTTCCGGTCTGACTTCCTTCTTCTTCAAACATATCGGCTGAAGCCCTCTCCTGTACCAATACAAGTAGTCTTCTTCAAGCAGATTTTGATAGTGGAAGCCTAACGCTTTGTTGAGTTCTTCAACCACATTTTCTTCAGTTAAATCCGGATAACTTGTGAAAATTTTGCGACGACCATGAAGAAACCCCACCGGGTTTATCATTATTTCGTCGGTAATCTCGGTTCTTATCTCCTCGCCCATAGTGTTAGCCTCCCTCCGTCAAAATCTTGAACCAGTAAAAGAATGAAAAGCCTTGTGGAAACCTGCGGTAAAGAGGTTGAAAACCCGCAGGAAAGGAGTATTGCGGCTTTCTTCAGCATACATCATAGCTTATAACTATTAAAACATTTATAGTTTTTGCGAAAAATTTACAAATACCTATAAATACCTATAAGGAATTTTGCATTTTTGCGTTAGAAAGTTCTCTTTCTCAGTTCAGCAACCGATCCTACCATGTCAATTATGTACAAAGCGTACTGTGTAAGGCCGTCGGGAACATCGTCTCGCTCTTTTTTGCCTCCCATTGCCATGTACATCGTCAAAAGACGCATCATTTTTTGATAATCTGTTTTATTTTCTATTTTTGTGTCATCCTTGAACAGAATGTGCTGCTTTACCCAAGTCGAATTGGCAAGAATTTTGGTGTCTTTGTTCGACTGAGTGTGTTTTGTGGTGATTTTTGTGATGCCTTGTCGGTCTTTGATAAGATTTTGGACATTTGTTGCCGTTCTCGTTCCCGCGGCATTGGACTCGTACTGGCATCTTCGCACCTTATATTGGCACAAAATGTCAGCACAACGGACATCGGTCACTTCAGGGAGCGAATCATCACAAATGCAGTCCACTAAGTAGTGGTCTTCACCGTATTGGTAAAAAATCGGAAGAAATGTATCGTCTCCGCCACCTTGTGCAGGGTCACAGATAGCCCAAATTGCGTCAGGTTCTTCTTCGGGCAGTTCATAGTACCTACGAAGCGACTCTTTCGCAAAAAGCAACCCTTCGCGTATATACGGCTCGCCCATGTACTTTGCACACCATGTCGCGTCGTCAATGGAGTCTTTCATGTCTTTGTAATATTCCGTTGAGAATCCTAGCCCATACGGATAGTCAAAGTTGCTATTGCCCTCATCATCAACTGCTGGCATTACTCTGAAACGATACCTTTCGTCACCAGAATATTGCTGAGTAATTCTTCCTATCGGGTCTAAAACATTCCAACGCGTTCCGACCATCAATTCCATAGGAAAGCCAACTTTTCTATCTTTGACTTGGCTCAAATAGTCATTGTACTTTTTCTCTAGTCGTTCAGGCGACAATGATTCTTCCAAGTCCTTAACCAAGTCGTCGGTGTACAATAGTCCGTCGTTTCCAACTTCGACCGCGCCTGTCAATGTTCCCTCAATGGCTCTTGCGGTAAATGTGGGAAATCTCTTGCTTGAGTTTAAGTCAATGGATTCATTTTTCGCGCTCGTACTCTTTATTACTACGTCCGGGAACACATCATGCCAGTTATACGTATTTCTATCAATGAGAATATTTAACAATTCCTTATAGAACGGCTCGGTTAATTTGTCGGAGTGTCCACACATCAAACTTGCCGCGTATGGATGGTTGCCCATAACAAACGACATAAAGAAAATGCAAATCGTGGATTTTCCGATCCTCGGCGGGCAACTTACTGATAAGAACCTAATCTTCCTATCCCATAAGTCTTGCAAGTCCGACGCAAGTAACTTTAACTGCTTTCTTCTAGGCTCGTAAAACTTTTTCTGTTTCGGTCTATTCCACTCCAAGTACCTGCAATATGAGTCAAAGTCGTACTTCGCATCAAACAGCAAAGTGTCTCTATGCAGGTCAGCCATTTCAGAAGACCCGGTTGACTTGACCCATTGTGTGCTGACTCCTCGTATCTTCTTGCTGTAATCGTGAGCCATTCGGAAGTTGTCGGGTTGAAATACCTTGTCCACCAATCCATCTGCGTTGGTTATTTTTGTCAGTTCTTCTGTTTCAAGAGTGCGTGCCAAAGCAAACGCATCTATCAAAGCTGCTTTGTCCACCTTTCCTCTCTCGGTCAGGGTGTTTAACAACTTTAACACTTTTGCCACTCGCTCTGTGTCTTCCGTCCTTGCATGCGGTATCTCTATAGTTAAGTTCTCCATCATTCGTTTTCCTTCCGTCCATAAAACATATCGGCCTCGACCGGGTCAGTTGTTTCATTGTCTTTTCGCAAAGTGATTATCGGCTTGTATGTCTCTTGCGCTTTGGGTCTTCCTCTCAGGCGATACTCTCTCTCTCGAATCTCGTTTTGCCGTTTGCTATATGTCCTAATTTCGCTTCCGCCTGTGTAATACTTTCTTTTTTTCGGAGATGGTCTGAACTTCCACCCTTCAATACTACGCAGCAATCCATACTCGGCAATGACATCTTCATCGGACATCTTTTCATATATGAGATTCTGTGTCCTTACGCGTTCAGCAAACTCAACACCGTATGACTTCAGCTCTTCCATGGACATTGGCTTAAAGTTCACCACTTCTTCGCCTATCTCGTCTAGTATAGTCATTTTGTCGCTTTCCAATATGAACTGGAACGACTCAGTGTCTGAAAGGTCATAATTTGCAACGGGAATCGCCACGAGTTTGTAACCCATAAGTCTTAATGTCTTTATCGCAAGGCTCACTCCTTCAAGTGCTTTCAATGCAGACTCCCAAGTGTATCCGGTCATTCGCTTGAACTTTTCCTTGCTCAGTCCTGAGTTGTTCAACATAAACATCAGTATCTGTTCGGGTGTTCCTTCCATCATTCCAGTTATGCTGTGTGGATGATACTTTCCGTTTTCTTCATTTTCTTTTCTTGCTTCTCTCTCTCGTTTAGCAATGTCTGCTTTACTCGGCCTTCCTACTTTGTTCGCCATCGCGCCCTCCTAAAGTAATATAATTTATATTTTTCTACCCCAATTTAGGGTTATCATCAATCTTAATTTTTACTACCAAACCTAATCAAGACAGGCTGTCGCCTGTTTTTCGTGCTCCCATCTGCCTTTTTCGCCCATTCGTTGCTTTCTCCTACAAAACCTCCTACAAAATGTAGGAAAAAATGTAGGAACTGGAAATCGTTGCGAGAGTAGGACTTTCGGGTTTTCTCCTACATTCCTACATCAAATTCACAAAGCTCACGCACACGCGTACGCGTACGCCCGCGCAGGTGTGAGGACATATACCCAAATTATGTAGGAAATGTAGGAAGATTCCTTTTTTTCTTAGTGCCACAAGGGTTTTGAGTTCCTACATTTTCTCCTACATAAATTTTGAAATGTAGGAAATGTAGGAAGTCTATTTTTGTCTAAATTCCTGATTTGCTTACTCTCACAAGACTTTTCGCCTATTTTTACTTCTCCTACATAATGTAGGAACTTTGTAGGAAAATGTAGGAAGTATGTAGGAACTCTATTTTTTCTGCATCGGACTTGCTTTGGTACTACCTTTGAGTCTGTACCTATCTAAGTCAGTGACTGATATATTTATTATTTATCTACCTCCGTCTGAGCCTGTACAACTATCAAATTTGCTGTGAATGGTATGTCAGCGTACTTCTATTATTCGGGTTCTCCGTGGTTGCATCGCGAAAGTTTTTGGTACTTGAGGGGGTTACTTATAGTAACAGTATTGTGGCTATTCCCCCCCTACCCCCCCACGCTTGAATACTTGCGCAAGTGTTCAAAGGTAACCACTCCAGCACGGGCGCATTTTTGCATATTTATACATTTGTGTTGCATATTTATACATTTATTATACACCGCCAAAAAATAATATACAAGTGTGTATTATATCGCCATAAAAACGCGCTTGAATTATACCAAATTCGACTTTTGTATAATTCGATTTTTTTCGGTGCAGTCTGGATCGGCTCGGGGTGTAAAGTAAAACACCTTTACAGGCAAGCGGGCAGGGGTTACGCCTCTCAAAATCTTAATAATTCCGTCAAAATCTTAATAAAAGCGCGCAAAAAAGCGCCGGGAATATACAGAAAAGTGCATAAATACCGGTGTTTATTTTTGTTAACTATTACTATATAATTTATATATATAAAGTGGTAAAATCTATAATAGAATAAGCCGCACCCGGTAACGCTTGCAATGTTGAACGGGTAACGGCTTACATCAGAACACGCGAACGCTTTAAAGGGGGTAAAGAACACCCGCCCCGCGTGATCCTGTCAATAATAATATTACAATTTGGGCGGTGTGTCAATAATAAAATGAACAACACAACAAATCATGACGTACGGATCAATGATATTGAATCCATGACGGAACAAGACGCGCGGCAGCTGGCAACAGATACGGCAACAGTAAAAGAACACGATATATATTTTGTTGATTTTGGCGGTGCTTTTGGCTTTTCCTGTTTAGTATTTAAAGACGGCGCACATATTTTTTATGCGAATGATTACGAATTGCACCACCGACACAGAGAAAAAACACGCGACGAATTGCGCGAAATGTACATCAAATCATTAAATAATAAATTGTTTACGGATGACGAAATCGCCGCACCGCTGAAAACATACGAAGAATATACCGCAAAAGGATATTATTTACACAATTATTATGGTATGCGCCACCCGTATATATCGATATTCGGAATTTTTAACACACAGGAACAGCGCGACGCGTTCGACAAAAAAACGGCGGGCATGATATTTAACCCGGTATCGTTGGGATATTATGCGCCCGAATACGCGGAATTTATAAATCATCAAAAAGAATTACACGCCGCGTTAGAGTCGAAATATAATGACATGCAAAATAATTATGAATATATTAAACACGCGTTTTATTATGAAATGTTAAATGTTGAATATGGGATCAACTGGCAAGCCGATTTTGACACATTAAGCCATTTCGGAAATATTAATTATGCCGGGGATCAGGGCGACGAATTAAACAACTATTTTAAACAGCTTAATTTTTCAGATACACAAAAACGCGCATATTTAGACGCAAGACGCGACGCGCTACGCGTAGAGTATTAAAACAGGGGGGCGACAATATGACACACAACAAGCAATTTGACATTGACGCGAAATTTTACGAAATACAGACACGCGCCGAACATCTTCGCGTAATTAGTAAATCTTGCACGCTTACCGTGTGCGGGGTTAAAACAGACAAAAACACCGGCGAAATAACAAGCGGGTTAAAATGTTTATTTACCAATTTAAGCCCGTTTTGTTTACACAAGGCAAGACGCACAGCGGAACAACACGGATACACAATAACAAGTATTACCGCCAACGGGCTATTAAACACGCCCGCCGGGATAGTTAGCAAAATAACATTATATTAAAAGGGGTTACACGATGAGACACAACAAGCAACGCGCGTTAATCTTTTACACTTACAACAGCGCAACAGATAAAACAACAATAACAGACGGCAACACAACGGAAATATACACGGGTTATAATTTGGGGTTATTCGTTAAAATGTTTAAACAGTTAGCGAACATAACAAGCCCGGCTAATTTAATCCGTTACTAATTCAGAACACAACAAAACAAATCACACAAAAACAATATACACCCAAAACAAGACGCAAAACACCGCGCCCGGCTTTGGGTGTTTTTATTTATTCAGAGTCAACACGAAAAAAAGAACGGCAACACCTGAACAGGGGCGCAACGGTTAAGCCGTCAACAGAACGGAACAGCCGCGCCGGGCTTTATATATACGCGTGCGTGTTATATTGATACAATCGCCCACAAGCCCCAAAACAAGCCCAATTTGACGCGTTCACGCTTTACCCCATGCAACTATGCCCCAAAAGAACAAAAGCCCTTAAAAACGCTTAAAATAAGCCGTTGCCAGCTAGAGGCGGTTAGCATGTGATACAGGCGGATTTTAAAATTTGAAAAATCAGCCCGGAAAAACGCTTTCTGCGACCAAAACTCGATTTTGCTTTTTGCTTTCTGTTCCGCTTTCTGCGGCTTTCTGCACAAAATCACCAATAAACACCGGGTATTTTTGTAGCATATTACTATATTAATTTAGCATTAAATATATTAGAATTATAACACCAAACCACAACAAAAAGGAGAACAAAATATGGAACATTCATTCACACAAGATTACCTTTACTCATTCGCAAAAAAAGCAGAATCTCCCGTCGAAATGAAACAGCTGCATGCAATGGTAGTTACATTTTGCATAACACGGGATATTGAAGTCGATACCTACCAATGGGATTTTCTTATCGACGATTTGTTTTCTCGCTTATCGCCGAGCTTGCTCAAAGCCTGCGCGATGTCAAGAAAAAGAACATTTGACCTGAAGATGTCAAGTTGTCTTGTTTAAACCAAACCCAATACCAAACGAAAAGGAGATTAAACCAATGAACAAAATCACAAACAAACAGGCGAGAATCATCGCAAAAGAGATTATCATATTCATTAACAAACATGTTGCGCCATGGGATGTTGACGAAAAGCCGACAATATCAGGAGTCGCAAAAGACATCAAGGAAACCACACAGGCTGTTTATGACTGGTTAAGCGAGTATCAGCTGTCCAACATACAAAACGACGAGCTTGTAAAAGATGCCGACAAGATCCTCGATATGTTAAGGTATCCTGAGTATGTTGCCGGACCATTGGCAGAGATAATAGTATAAAAACAAACCAAACCCAACACCAAAACAAATTAAAAGGAGATTTAACCATGGGAACAATTAATCACAAAACATCAGACTACATTACATTGGCATTGGAACCATACGATTTTGATACATATAAGGAAGACTATGACGATTATAGGATCAGTATGGACGAGGAAGAATCGACAACAGAAGAAGCACTCGAAGCAATGCAAAGAACTTATGAAATAGACATGGAAAATATCGAACACTGCTTAAAAAGCCATAGTTTTTGCCATTTCCATGTTGCCATTGAACCGGGACACTACGAGAGTTTTTCAATTCAAATTGAAAACAACCGCAAGTTCTACTTTGACGACTATCAACAAAAACGCGAGGCATTAAAGGAAGTAAGCGAGATAAAAGAGTTTTTGCTTGATTGTGTTGATTGTGGAATGGTTGCTTGTTATCCCGGATGGTGTACTCATTACGAAGACCGCGAACCGACAAAAAAACTTATCAACAAAGCGTATGCGGAAATGAGACAAGAAGTGCTTTCGACTCCTTGCTATAGAACACTCAAGAGAGTTGGTGAATTAGCATGACTGTCCTTAACCCAAACACAAACTTTCAACCCCTTTATGTTTTCTGCAAGCACATCGACAACGAGATAGTCGTCAAGGACGAAAAAGGAAACAGAAAAATGTTCCTAAATGTGACCATTCCCGGCGCAATAGACTTGTTCAGAAAACAAACCAAGAACAAATACACGAGATATAAAATCTTTTGCGTGAACGGGTATTAAAGGAGGCGCGCCTATGCTAACTCAATTCATTGGACTTGTTCTGCAAGCTATACAAGAACACAAGGACAAACGCCGTACTGCGACATACAAGTATGAGAAAACAATTCCTTGCACGACCCCACGAATCACCATACACCCGCAAGTAATGGAGTGGCTTTCTGCACCGCACATTTTAATAGCTGGTGCGACTGGATCAGGTAAGTCGGTAATGATTAACTTGTTCATCCATGACCTGTTAAGCAAAGCACCGGGAGAAGTTGCGTTCATCTTGATAGACCCTAAACGCGTTGAGCTTGTGCAATATAGAGACTTGCCACACACAATGTTGTATGCGTCGGAACGAGACGAAATAGCCCACGCTTTACGCGGTGCAATTAAAATCATGGAAGACCGCTACACCGAAATGCAAAAACTCGGACAAAGAAAGTACACAGGCGGAGATGTCTATGTGGTAATTGATGAGTATGCCGACCTGATTGTTACAAACAAAAAGACTGTTGAACCAATGATCCTGCGCTTGGCACAACTTGGTAGAGCTGCAAAGGTACACTTGATTATTGCAACACAGAGGCCGACACGAGACATTATAACTGGAGCGATAAAGGTAAACATTGACCACCGTTTTGCGCTGCACTGCCCTACGGCACAGGATAGCCGAAACATTATCGGACAGAACGGAGCCGAATCTCTCGCACCGTATGGAGAGGCGCTGTACTACTCACCACACGGACTGGAACTATATGAAATTCCGATGATATCCGACGAAGAACTTAATAGAGTTATATCACACTGGACTGCATACAACTGAACATGACAGCCAAAAATAAACGCCCACGAGCCTTGAATTGCTTGTGGGTGTTATTTACTGCTTGTTTAAGAACGGCTTTGCACGGGCTTGTTTTGGTGTTCCTTGCCTTGTATTAGCTCAATAATCTTTTGCGCCGAATCAACACTTGTCAATGTTGTGCCGTCGTCAAAGGTTATTAAACTCTTTTTTGTTTCTGATCCGTTTTGCTCCGTTCCGATTTCAACCACTCGTTTAACATCGTCAGGAACAAAGTACGCAATGTTGCCCTTCCCTGTTGAAACTTTAATAAATGCTTTCATCGTTCTGCCTCATTTAATTTCAATAGGATCATCACCAAAGCCCTTGTCGATATATTGGTCAAGCAATGCTTTGACCTCATCGTCCGTTGTCATTACTTTCAGCGCTTTTGCGCTTGCCGTCGGGTGCAGCGCGATTAGCTCTTTTAGGCTCTCAACGGCAGGGTTTGCTTTCTGCGCCACTTCGGTCGGTTTTACAACTTTCTGCGTTGTCTTTTTGGTTTTGGTTTCTGCTGCTTTTGTTTCAGCTTTCTTTGTTCTTGCCATAAGTTCCTCCGTAATTATTGTTAATGTTTTTGTTATTGCTATATGCAACTCCCGATAAGACTTGCATATTGGTTCGATGTAAGGAGTCATTAACGACACCAATTCATCTTGTATGGTTGCCATCCTTGTCCTCCGTCAACTGAATTTCCCCGTCAACAATTTCGATGAAAGCGGTGGTCGCTCCCAACGCTCCCAGCAACGATGCAACATCATCTTTGTCGAGCGTGGGGTCTTTCAGCTTCTTTCTGATTTGCTTGGAGTAAGTGTCTAAAAATGATTTAATTCTTTCAAGTGCTGTCATATCAGACCCCATTCTGCGAATTTTTCAAAGCCGCCAACCGACTTGATATAGTTTCTTGCTATTTCGACTATTGATTCAAAAGGTATGCCGTTGACTGTTTCGTCTCCGATTGCACAACAAAATTCGACTGGTTTGTTTTTTTGATTTGCGACAAGCGTTGCATATATGTTTAATGACACATCTGCTTTTGACAGGTCTTTGCCATGCAAACCGCCACCAGTCACTGAATCTCCCATATCCGAGCCGAGCTTTCTGTTAGTTGCTCCTGTGTCCACATCTGTTCCACCTGTCCAATCTCCGAGTGGGTTTGCAATGACATCGTAATAGGTGTTGTCAAAGTTGGTATAGTCTTCTTTGAGTTTTTCACCATTGGCATTGCTCTGACAAATGATGAGTTTTTCTCCATCGAGAATATATTTGCCGTCTGAACCATATTGGTTATATATGCTGCGAGCTATGTTGCTCAACTCTATCTGTTCTGTTGTCGTTGGTGTTCCCTTGAAAATGCCATTGTCACCGCATCTAATTTTTCCTTTTTGATTTTCAGCCAAATGTTCATCCTGTGCGACCACATAAGCATCAGCATTTATTTTGTTACCCGCTATCCTATGAACTGTGTTTTCGATTTCATCTATAGGGATCGCAACACTGGACTCCGCTATTATGTGACACATTCTATGTCCAATTAATACCTCGACCGCAACACGAGGGTTTCTTGCTCTTGTGTAGGCTATATCTACTATTGCACCAGCTATGCGGTCGGCTATTTTGTCCGGGTGCATCGGATTTACTTTTTCAAACATTTTTCATCTCCTTTTTATAATCGAATATTCCTGATTCTATTAATCGTTCAACAATTCTTTTTGTCATAATTGGCGGCACGGACATTCCACAAATAAACGAAACATTAGTCCATGTATTATCAACAAAGTTATAATCTTCGGGGAAAGTTTGCGCATGAATTATGTCCTCAAGGCTAATCCTTTCTTTTTCTTCTCCTCGAACATACTCGAGTCTGGCTGTAATGGTTTGCAACACGTTTTCCTCCCATGCGATTTTTGTTCCAAACTGTTTTTCCTTTTCTCCATAACGGACAAATACATCCGACAGTCTTAAATCCTCATGATTTGCTTTGCACAACCATTTGTATGTTTTTGTGTTATGGTTTAACGGAGTTCCTTTGCCCTCCTTGATTTCTGCATAAGTAACAGGGATATACCTAAATGAAAGATTTAATTCATAAAGGTCAAATTCAATGTCTTTTCTCACCCCGATAAAGAACACTCGGTGTCGGGACTGTGGAACTCCCATCGTTTCTCCTTCACATAAATAGTGTTTTATGTTATACCCGGCAGATGTCAAATCTTTATATATCCGTTGAACATATGAACAAGCCTCCCCGATCAATAAACCTTCAACATTTTCCATAATCACAATTTTGGGTTGCAACTTTTTGACGGTGTCAATAAAAACAAATGACAAATCATCAAGCGTTTGTTCAACTTGACCCTCTCGAAACTTCTTCTTTTTACCCCAGCTTTCTTCCCTTTCACCAGCCATTGAAAAGGTCGTACAAGGTGGACTTCCATCCAAAATGTCCAAATTAAATAATTCCGGAGGGAGTTCATTATTAGGGATCTTGTTAAAATCTCTAATGTCCATTAGATAGTTAAATTTTGGGTGATGATTTATGTTGTATATTTCGTTCATTTTGGGGTCTATCTCCAAACAACCTAAAACTTCACATCCGGCCAATTTATATCCCATAGTTGACCCCCCCCCGCATGCAAAACAGCTAAACACCGTTAAGCCATTTTTTTGCTTTGGGTAATCAGAAAAAGTCCATTTCCAGTCAGTTGACTTTTTTGGTTTATACTTCTTTGCTTCTTTTTCCGGGAGCATGTCAAACAGGGTCATTTGTTCTTCTCTATTGTCCATCAAAATACCACTCCCTAATCGTCTCATACAGCATGGACTTATTCCAGCAGCGTTTGTGAGCAGTCTTATGTTGAGTGTCGATAAACAAGTCGAACACACCGAAGACACGCACGATGAGATGCGGTTTAGAATCAAGAACTGTCGCATAGAGACGTATCTCGCCCGTTCCGTTTGTACACCACTCGGCAACAAGTTTGCTTTGTTTGGTTTTGTGTTTAGATAGCCAGTTAGCGATTTTGATAGTTTGGCGTCGATTCCATGTTGATTCGGTCATAGGTTTGCCTCCTGTTTGTTGTTAAACTGTTCGTCAACCATTCGTTTAAGTCCTTGTTCTGTTGAGAAGTCATATGTGTTAAGTGCGTTGTCGGGGTCTTCTGAATAAAGATGTTTGATTTTTGCCGACACATCATGACCTATTTTTTCAACTTGTTCCCTAGCCTTTTTAGGACTGGTGTTTTTACTAAAAGATTTGCGTACAAAAAAACCCATACTACCCCTCGCGCAATAATCTACAGAAACCACAGTTCTATGTGTTGGTTTGCCAGTGACAAGTCTGCTTTCAATAGAACTATACAAATCTCTCAACATATTAGGATATTTTTCCGCGTCTAAAGAAAAATAGTATTCAGCAAGAAGGTGTAATTTTTCAGGTATTTCAAACTTATCGTCGTGCGTGTTATATCTTTCAACCTCGCCTCCATTCATTTTCGCATAGATATTGGCTTTTTCTTTATCCAAAAAAACTCGTTCAATGTGGTAAGCTGAATAATCGCCCGCCGTCACAATATACACTTTCATGTCGTTCACTCTCCTATCCCCAGCTTTTTCGCCAGTATAAAGTCGTAAGCCTCAAAGACTTCAACACTTCTGCCCGATTTGAAATAGATAACCGAGCAATGTTCTTTTTCACGCACACACTCTATCTCGTTTACTTCGACAAGTATGCGGTGTCCTATGTCATAGCGTTCCTTCTTGTTCGGAGTCGCTTTCAGAAGATGTAGTTGTATTAGCATCGTTGTCCTCCTCTTGTTGGGTTTGGTGTTTTTTCTTTTTCGCATAATTAGGTATGAATGACTCATAGTCAAACGGTGTGATTAGGTCTGCGGCAAGATGCGCCTTGTCTATCAGCCAAGAACGAAACCGAAGTTGTTGTAACAAAAGCAACTGAACCCTTTTCCTCTTTGAATAAGTTTGGTCTGTTATTCTCGGTTTATATATCTTGTCGTAATATTTCTTTATCTTCACCAGCGTATGAATGGTTTGGTCTACCCCGATAAGTGCATATTGGTAAATGTCTACTTGGTCTATCGTGAACAAATCGTGGTTGTCCTTGTTCCTGTTCACAAAGTCCTTGATGTGTTCAGGTGCTTCCATTACGCTTGCCTTTACTTCGTCAAGGTGGTTAATGGTAAGGAATCTTCGTGACCTGTTTTTGTTGAAACCTTTCCTTGCTTCTTCGGGAGTTGCATATTTCCTTTTCCTACCCATACTCAGTCCTCATCGGGCAAGTCACTATATCTCTCAATAATGTCATCCGCACTTGGTTTCTCTCCGAGCAGGTCATTTTCTTCTGCAACCGCAACCGGTTGATCCGAAAGCCCATCAAAGTTCTTTTGTAGGAAGATTCCTATTGTCGGCGATATAGTGCCTGTCAATATTCCTATTTGCGTTGTGCTTGCGAGGAACTGGTTTATAAAGTCGATGAGTTCTTTCTTTTCTGATCCAGCCTTACCCGCCGCCCACATCTTTGCCGTATTGGTTGTGATGCCTATGCTTTGGTAAGCACTGATGTTGTTTGGAACTATCGAGTATTCATTACACATTTCAAGGTAGTGTTTGAACAGACCTCGCAAGTCGTCTATGCTTTTCGTTTGTTTTGCTTTCTCCGATAGAGCCAACAGTTCCATGCTAAAGGAAAGGTTGCGAGTAACCTTGTTGCTGGACTGCAATGCCTTGTTGTTTCCTCTCGGCACTACAGTCGCCTGCGTAGGCTCTTTTTCACCTATTCCCCTAACATGAATGCTCATATCGGGTTCTTTTCCTCTATGGTTATTTCCCATTGGTATTGCTCCTATAGTTTTGTTTGGTCTCCGTCCATCGTGAACGGCAAGTCGTCGTTTGGCATTTCAACGAACTTTGGTTTGTCTTCAGTCGGTTTTGGGTCTTCTTCGGTGTCGGGTATGTTCAGCCCGACATAGTAAGCGTTGACCGTTCTAAATGACTGGTGCGTAGTGTATCTTCCGCAATATGTATTGAGATGTCCGTTCTCTGCCCACTTCTTCTTACAGGCATCAAAATCAAAGCCATTTTGCATGAGTAGAGTGTCGAGTACATTCTTATTGATAAAGAGTGTATCTCCTCGTCTGCGCCCCCAATATTCGCCCTTGACGGGGTTTATCTCTCCGTTGCCCTTGTCAAAGCGGTCAGGGTATCTCGCTGCCATTGTGCAGATGTACTCAAATGCTCTTTCGGTAACATCTACTTCTTTTGCCGAGCAGAGATAGTCTTTAATGTCTCTCACTTCCAGCGGTCTTTCAGACGGATAGAACAACTCTCTTGCTATCTCGTCCGCCGTCATTATCAAAGCCATTGCTCCAGCCTGTTTGTCCGTTGTGTCTGCCTCATCAAGAATTGCATTGAATCTTGTTCGGTACATTTCGTTGACATCGGTCTCTTTGACCCGTTGCAGGAATTTTCTTCCGGCAATGCCGTAATTTTTTCGCACGAACTCCGCAACTTTATTACCGTTGTCCACTATCTTGTCATTACACTCGTAAGCGATAACTCTATTCTTCGCACCGCCACCCGAACTCTGCTTTACGCAGTTTTCTTCTCCCGTGAACAGGAACGAGCATTTCCAAGACCTGACCTCGTTCATTTTGTCAAAGCTCATTCGACCTCGTTCAATGCCTTCGGTTACGCACATAATCAAGTCATCGTAGTTGTTGTTCCACCTTGCCTTGATAGTCTGTAGTTCATCACCAGCAAAAGGTAAGTGTCTCAGGAACGCAGCCGTACCAAGCATCGAGTTTGCCGTCATGTTCATTGTTCGGGTCAGTTTCCCTTGTTCCGGGTTTCCCCATATCGACATAGCAACCATTTGACTGACCGTCTTACCAGTTCCCGTTCCACCCCACAAGTGGAATACAAACGGATTCTCTCCGACAAGACTTATCAACGGAGATGCAAAACTCGCTCCCATTGCCAGTCGCATTGCCTGAACTTCTCTCAGCTCATTTGTCATGGCGATCCACTCGTCAAGGTCTCCCTTAGTTGTAAACGCATCAAACAAATACTTGTATGTATCGTCAGCATCGAAGACAATGTTGTCGGTAAAGGGCATAAACTCGTCGCCTTCCCAACCCATGACCGACTTGCTTCTCTTGTAGTCAATGGTGTTGATACTTTTGCCTATGACATCTGAAATGTACTTTACGAAGGTCTTTGCCGTATTGGTTGACACCTCAATGCCCTTGTCGGCTAATTTCAGCACCGCAGACTGCGATGAAGCAACCGACCTCTCAGTGATTAATGTTCTCCACTTACCCCGCTTAAAATAAGCGATTTCGACCTTCTCAATGGAACTATCTATGTTTTGATACAAACAAACAGGAACAACTGGTATTGGACTGACTTGTACCTTCTCGGTTCGACTGTTCGATACTCCGTCTTCCTTGGACTGGGTTTTAGACAAATAGTATGTTCCGTCTTTCTCGTCCAAGACATATCGACCCAAGTCAACCTTGCCTTTTATCTCGTCGAGTTTCTCTTGAAAACTCATGTTGTCCTCCGTTAAACATTTGAGTAACTTTTTAACAACTCAATGATTTCTTTTTTTGTTAATTTGTTGTTGTTGATTTTATTTACAACCCACAAGCAAAAGTTTTTTACAGCTTCGTGCTTTTCGTGTTCGGTTACGGTGTAAGGATTAAATTCAGCGTCATACAAAGCCGCTTTCTTTAACATTGACAAAACAATAGCCTCATCATGTCTTTTTACATATTCTTTCATGAAGTCGTTCATTTTGTTGTTAATGTATTTTGCCGTCTCTCTCATTTCTTCACAGTCTATGTTCTCATGGGTTATTTTCTTATCCTTCAACCTTGAAAAGTCGGCTACTTTCATTGCATCGTACTGAAACACATAGTTTTTATAAGTTCCGTCTTTCCCTTCTTTAACATCAACCAGTTTAAATTCGTTCATGATTCCTCCTACCTAAATTTCTGATACTCATATTCAGCCTGAGCGATATTGTGTGTTGCCCATACCCAAAGCGGACTAATCTTTCCGAGCCGTTTAGGGTTCATACGCACAAGAATCTTGTCGCAAGTTGTGTAAAGCAGTTCAGCTTTTTCAAGGTTGATACTCCGCCATGCTTGTGCGCTGTCTCCAAAGTCTTTTTCTTGCTCTCGTTTTTTGCGCTTCTTTTCCATTTCCCTTTTCTCAAAACCAGTCAGTTCTCGGTCAATGGCAAGACCAAGTCCAAAGTCTTCGTTTATAGTCTTGCAAGCGGTCATGAAGTCTGTGTTGAATAAATCTTGAACAAACTTTATCGTGTCTCCGTATGCTCCACATACAAAACAGTAATAACTACTCCCGTACAAAGCGAGGTTGTTGTCATCTCCATGATGAAACGGACAAGGCACTCTCCCGTTGCGTGCTGGGTGCAGTCCACAATATCTCTCGGCTACATCTTGTACTGACACGGCAGACTTGATGTCTTCCGGATCAAAGTTAGCCACGAGTGTTCTCCAAGATATAAATGTATACGGTTTGGAGTGTCCTCTTGTCGGTATGCTTTGTATGCTGAAGTATGATAAATTGTTCTACGATAGACTTAATATCTTCGTCGCCATAGTTGACTGTTAAAACTGCCCCGAGAGGTATTTCGGTTTCAGTGGTGATAATCATGCTTGCTTTTCCTCTCCATGCTACTGTGTGTAAAATGTTGTCCAAATTTACATATATTGTGTTATCTTTCATATTTGTTACTCCTTTTGTTTGGTTTGGTTAAAAATGTGGTTCTAAAGTCTGAAATTCGGTTATCTTCAAATCAGTTTTCTTGATTTTTGGGTTCATGAACTCCCGGAACTGCTCTATGTTTTCGATGTTAAAAACACTTTGCAACCTACTTGCTGCGTAAGGCTCTCCGACTATCTCCAAGTGGACACCGAGCAATGCCCAAGCCTTTGCAACAGTTGTTGAAGTCTGCTTGACATACTGGTTGGCCTTTGATGCTCCGTGCTTCATTGTGACAAGAGCAGTCTCTATGCCAGCCATTACATTCGCTCTCCAAATGCGTTTGAACTCTCTACGGCACTCCTCCGAATTGATAGAGAGGTATACCTGCTTTGTTAATTCGCTTGCCAACATATTGAATAGCAAGTCATCTCTTAAATTCTGTTCAAGGCGTGTGCCTATGTTCTCCATGTCTTCCATGAATATGCCTCCTTTAAATTCTCGACCGTGTTCTTCTCGTATATCTCTTGTTTCCACTTTAGGCGGTCTATCATGTTCAGCACCTTTAACAAGTATCTGTCTTTGGTCTCGCATTCGCCTTCAATGGCAACCAAGTCTCCTTTTTCAAGCCTACTCGGTACTCGCGCTGGTTCGTCGGTGTAGCACCTAAAATACTTTGTCGAGGTGTTCATCGGTGATATAGTTCCACCTGAATCACTGCGGTATTGAATGTTGGTCTTAACGGTGAATGTTCCGTCTTCGTTGTAGCCTTGAAACTCACCGACTAGTTCAACCAGTTTATGGATCGTTTTTTCAACTCGTTTGTCGATTTGTTGTTTCACCTCAAAAGACCTGCGAGTGAATCTCGGTTCAAGAGTTTTCTGCAACAGCTTTTCGTGGAATGCAGTTGGGTTCAAACTTGTCAAAAAGCAGAACCAACCCGAATGGAAAAACTCAATGTTCTTTTTGATTTCCGCACGAGCTTCTTCGTGTCTCGACTGAAACACTGGTCTTGGCGGAACTAACTTCTTTTCCCTTTGCCCTTCCAATAGGGTGACTGTACTCAATGTCGGATATGTGCAGAACCATCTCAAGTAGTCATCAACAAAATCATTGGCCGCTTGAATGATAATTGCGTTTGCCAATTCCTTTTCAGGCGAGAGCCTTGAGCGGTTAATGTCTATTGTTGACCTTTGTATGCAAGGGCGACCGTCTTTGTATCTTCTTCCCATGTTTACTCCTTTGTTGGGTTTGGTATTTGTTATATTTTTACTTCCGTGTAATTGTGGTCTTCGAGTAGTCTAACTATCATATTTGCCGAGTGTCTCTTATCGCAGAACAGGAACTCTATGCCATATGCGTAGTGGATTCGGAGTATCTCTTTCATAAGAACCTTTCCGGGAACTCGTGAATACTTGCTTTGCCAGTTTGCTACATCGTTAATGTTCTTGCAGTTGGCTTGTTCAACGAGTATCACTACTTTCATATTCCTTTGTTTTGCTCTACGCATTTCAGACCAAAAGCGGGAGCTATCGTTTCGGTTCATTAGGTTTGTGCATAACTCGTCAAGGTTTCTCTTTCGGTCTATTGCAAAGGTCTCATCGCCTTCCAACATATAGTCCGCAATATCTAACTTCTTGACCGTATACGGCACATCCCACCTATCCCACTTGGTCTTTATATGCTCCCATTTCTTCTCACGACTATCGACTATAATATTCATAGTTTTTACTCACCTGTGTAATATCTCAATTCGTAAACAGTTATTACTCACTTGTGTAATATCTTAATTCAATGAGAACGGCAAATCGTTGTTGTCCAGTTCGGTAAAGTTCGGTGCTGAACTTGTCGTATCTTCTGACTTAGTTCTTGGAACAAAGTTGATTTCTCTAACATTGATTCCATACAAAGTCTTGTTGTTTCCGTCTTGGTCGGTGTACTTGTTTGATTCGAATCTTCCACTTACAATAGCGGGCGATCCTTTCTTAAACCACTTCTGTACAAACTCAGCAACCTTGCCGAATGTTGTACAGGGTATAAAGTCCGCAAGTCTTTCTTCCTTGTTCGGAATGTCTCTTTCGACTGCGATAGTGAATTTGCATATCACTACTCCTGACTGAGATGTTTTTGCTTCGGGGTCTGCTACAAAGCGACCACAGAATGTACAAGTGTTAAGTGCCATTTATTTGCCCTCCGATTCTTCTTTAATTGCTTTTGTCATATCGTCTGCCTTTTTCGCTTTGTTAGCTTCGGCAATTTTTGTTCCACACTCCAAGCAAAGCGGTTTCCCAAATGTTTCCTGAGTGTATGCTGCAAACTGGTGTGCCGACATCTTCTTGTATGGTTTTATCTTCTTGCCACACTCCGTACAAACCGGGTCTTCTCTCGGCTCGGCCTTGTCCAGTTCATCCTGTTCAACTATCTCGTAGACTGCCATGTAGAGGTATCTTCTCAAGTAGGTTTCTACTGCTCCGAGATTCTGCACCTCGTGGCAACCTTTCAGACTTGCCGTCGACATCGGTGTTGTGAACACAATGGTGTCTTCGGGTTTCTCTACATCAACTACCGTTGCAGTCGCCTGTTCGGTTGTGAAACTTATCGTTGTCATGTATTTCAGTTCGTGTTCTATTGCAGTTATCAACGGCAGTATGTCGGTTAGGTCTATGTATGTATAACCAGCATACTCGTTCTTTCCTGAACCCTTTAGTTTCTGTTGTTTGAATTGGTATCTTCCCTCACTTAGTTTTTCGTAAATGTTCATTCCTTTTCTTCCTCCTTTTTGTGTCTTGCCATTAGTGCCGTGTCGTGCAGCTTTTTTGCAAGGATGTATTCGCTTGTTGTTAGTGTAATGTGTTCACGGCTGCACCACATTATTAAAGCCGCTATATTAAGCAAGTCTTCTATTTCTTCGTCCTCAAAATCTATGGTTAGTATTTTCGTTCTTGCTTTCACTTTCTTCTCCTTCTTCCCATTCCAGTCTTTGTCCGCAAAATGGACAATATTGAATGTCTATTTTTGATTTTCCTATTCGCCTCTTTATTGCCCTGCCACACTCACACCAATACCAATTTGGAAGGCTCGGTGTTGGTTTAATTGGCTCTCGGCTTTCCATTGTCGGTTGCTGGTCGATTATATCATCGAACAGTTGTTTGTTCTGCTTGCCCAGTTCGGTGCTTTCCCACCAAGCATAGTGCTTTTTAAGTTTGTCTGCGTCAATTAGTCTCATTGGCTTTACCCCTTTTTGTCTTTTTTCAGTTCTTTCAACATCAAAGCCATAGCTTCTTCTCTTATAATGTCCGACTCCAATGCCTTGTACGCAATGTCCAGCACTTCGGGAGCAACTTTGCATAGTGGTGTACCCGTTGCCGCCGCTATCTGAATTGCTATGTCTATCTTTCGCAATGCTTCTTTTTTAGTCATACGCACCTCAGTATGTTGTTAAGTCGTTTGAATCTTCACGGGTCAATGCTGATATAATCTCCGATACTATTTGTTCGTCGGACTTTGCTTTTTTTATTCGTTCTGTAATCACATCATGGTTTTCGCAGGAAAACAAATAACCAAAATGCTTACCCTTGAACAATATCAGCGACCTTACGCTTGAGTAAACGGACATGTTCTCGCAAACACACAACACCGAATTTGCATCTATCGTAAGTTCTTTTCCTGTTTCGTCTTTAACCTTTATCGGTATCATTCGTCGCCTCCTTATCCTCGTTCCCGTCTCCGTCCATCTTTGCTCCACAATTTGGACAATAATTTATTTTCAAGTCATAAATAGTTGTAATTGGCGCATCCCATTCGCATTTTGAGCATTTAAGAAAGTCATCAAAAATTCCACACACTTTCCACTTTGCGTGAACAACAGGAACGACCTCATTTTTGTCATCCACCAAAAAGTCTTCTATTTCATCAATAAAAGACTCGCACGCATCTGCCCAAGTTGTAGTTGTATGCTTGTTGTGTTCATAACCAGCACATTCTCTCAGTGACAAGATTAGTTTGTCAGCATTTATATATCGACTCATCATTGCCTCCCAACCAACTCGCCGTTCTCGTCTTTAATCTTCATTTGATAACACCTCGCCCTTTAAGATGTGCCACGCAAGTATCACCAAATTTCGTTAGTTTCTCGTCGTTTTTAAAAGCCTTGTTTAATGTTGAGTGCATTAAGTTGTTTCCATTTGCGTCAAAGACATTGAAGTTTCCGACCCACTCGCCACAAAACCAGTCTTCGTATGTGATGTAGGTATATCCGTCTTTGGTTACCTCTCGCCTGTTGCGAATTGTCATTAATTTGTCAAAGTATCGTTTTATCATTCGTCGCCTCCTAACCAACTGGGGAGCGTTAAATCGTTAATCTGCTCTCCTTCTCCCATGTAGCCGTACCAGTCATTGGTATCGACACAATGCTTGTAAAGGCCGATTAGTGACCTGAACCTGTCATAGCCGTAGTCCGTAAATTCGGGCGTTGTCTTGAAGATGTTTATTGAGTATGGAGGGTCTTTCTCCTGAACTACAAACACAAACTCAGGTGTGACACCATAATTTGCTTTGATTCCTTCCGAGTACATGCTACTTTGCACATCGTAGCCATACTTTATTGCGTCCTTGATCCATTTGTCTGTTCTGCACGAAGATGCTGTTTTCAAATCAACTATGACGAGTTTATCTTTCAGTTGTTTCAAGCAGTCTATTCTGCACTTGCACTCAACTTGCGTAAAATCGTCAGTCCAAAAGTACGCGTGTTCTTTCTCGCCTTCGAGCAGGGCTTTTGCCAACTTGTTGTTTTGAATTGCTTGAGCCATTTCCAAAGCCTTAGTGTAATTCTTTTCTGACACAACCGTTATATTGTCATTAAGACTGCTCAACCATTGGTTGTAACTTTCTTTGCCGTCTTTGGTTCTCTTATCGACATTTGGTTCAACTGCAAATTCTTCGCTAAATGTTTCCGGTTCGAGAACTATTTTATGTAACAACTGTCCAAACAATAATGCTTCGGTCGGCTCAGGTGGGTTGTTCATTAAATATTTGAACTTCTCCGGCGACTCACTAATAACCCAAAGACTCGACCTGCTTAGAGCTGGATGTTCGCGATACTCTAAGTTTGTCATTTTCTTTCCTTTGTATTCCATTCTTCCTCCTTATTCGTTTGTAAAATTAATTATGTCTTGATGTTCTGCTTCCCACTTCGCTTTGAACTCAAGGGCTTGGTCAAGAGTTTTGAAGTTCTTGCTGCGAGCGGTTACGTCTGTCCTATTAATCAAAAATCTATATCCCTCAGGTGTTTTGTAGATATACGGGGGATAAGGGCGATAACTAAACATTTTCAGTCGTACTACGGACATTGTTTTTTGAAACTTTTTGCCTCTTTTCTTTCCTAAAAAGGCTGCTCTCATTTTGGCTCTGGTTTCGGCACTTGCTTTTTTGCCGAGGTGCGCTTTGCTCATGTGCTCGCTAGACCACAAGCCATTTTCGCTATGTGTGACCCATTCCAGATTTTCAAAATAATTATTTGCTCTGTTATAATCTTTGTGGTTCACGCAAGGTTTACCAAGTGGGTTGGGTATAAACGCTTCAGCAACAAGTCTATGCACGTTTGTCTTTTTCCGCACACCATCGACAACAATTATGCTTACCGTCGGGTATCCTGTCTTTCCAATGTATGGTTTTAAAACATAATTTGTCATCTTATTTCTGACTTCGCCGTAATTAGAAACCTCATAATTCGGGTTCTGAATTATCGTTCTCCATTCTCTTTCCATCATGTGAGCCACACTTTACCATCGGTATTCGTTCCGGTATAGCCAAAACACAGCGAGCCATTGTCAACGATAAGGGCGATAGAATTTGCATCCAGTTGCGGATAGTTCCTAACGACTTTGTAACGCTTACAATAGGTTTGGTATTCGATGAGTATAATCACCTCTGCCTCGTTGTTTCCCAATTCGTATGCAATTTTGTGTTTGTGAATCAAATCAAGGTAAATCTCGTTATTGATTCTTCCCTTTTCAACTCCGTTCAGTTCAAATGCCCAACATGGGTAAATACGACGCTCCAACTTTTCGGGCTTTAGTCTAACTGAGTCAGTTGATTTCTTTTCAATTTCATTTTTTTTGTTTCGCATCGTTTTTTTCAAATCAGCGATGTCCTTGTAAAGTTTTGCGTTGTCCATTGCAATGTTTCTTCGGTCGGCAACCACATCGTCGTAGAGAGATTTAGGTACATACTGAACCCCATCTATTTTTTTGATTTTGTCACTCGGATCGAAGTCTCGGTTTATTATCACTTCAGTTCTCATTCATCCTCCTGTGAAACTCGATAATGGCAGACGCGCTCACTCGATAGTGCTTTGAATTAATTTTTATTGCTTTGAGTTTCTTTGATTTTATCCAATTCCAAACTGTGGGAATGGTAACACCAAAATGTTCAGCAACTTCTCTACAAGTGAAATATTTGCGTTCAGTCATGTTGAGCTTCTTTCTTTTGTTTGGTTTGGTACAAGACGAGAGATACCAAAGCATCTAACTGCTTCTTATTCAGTACCATCTTCGTCTTCTTCGTTGTTTGTTCCGTCATAATCCGCTCCATTCACTAAATCAAAGAACAGGTCTTCTAAAGAGACTTGGTAGTAAGTTGCTAACGCTGCCATTGCTGTCGGCGGTATCATCTTCTCACCATTCTCATAGTAGCCCACCATTTGTCTACTTATTCCTGTTGCTTCCGCTACTTCTCGGAGTAGCTTTCCGTTTTGCGCCCTTAACGCACGCAATTTGCTTCCAGCACGCTCTGCGCTCCAAATGTACACTTGCATCAAGACACCTCTCGAACTGGATCGGATGAAAACAAGTAATCTACGGGCAATTCCGGGAAGAATGTTTCTTGTATCTTTATGACTTCTTTGTACAAGAATGTTTCGTGCTGAATCTTAAAGTAGACAGTCTTTGCAGAAACACCCAAAGCCTTCGCAATGTCCGTTTTGTTGATTTTGATTCTCGCCATTTCGGCGATAAGATTAGGATATTTCATGCCTTACCTCCTTTATGCTAAATTGAGTTGACTTGCTCTCATTTGAGTTCGTCTGAGTATACTATACACTCATTTGAGAGTATTGTCAACACATTTTTCGCAAATTTTTGACATATTTTTCCACATACATTCTAAAAAGGTAAAAAAGTGGTTGCAAAAACTCGGCAACCCATATATTATTATTTATATAAAGGAGGCTAATATGACTAACGAAGACTTACTAAAAGACTGTATAATCAAGAAATATGGCAGTATAAACGCATTTTGTGTGCAAAACGACATACCTCCAACATCAGTTCTGAACATATTTAAGAGGGGAATGGGCGGAACTTCTATAAACTTGTTGTTGAAAATATGCAAAGCACTCGATATAAGCCTTGATAGTTTGGCACAAGGAAAGATAGAGCGTCGAATGATGGACATTCACGAGGTAACACGATTTGATTTGGAACTGCTCACCGCATACTATGACAAACCTGAAATGCAAGAACCTATAAACATTCTATTGGGTATACATCCAAAAGCACCGAACTTGGCTGAAATTAAAGACAATGAAAAATAAACCCAACCCAGCCATTGCCGTTATCTATGCAAGGTATTCGTCTCAGAAACAAAACGATGAGTCTATCGAGCAACAGGTCGAAGTATGCCAAGAGTATGCAAAACAACACAACTTGAAAATTATTAACACATACGCAGACCGAGCCATAACAGGAACAGACGACAAACGAGAGCAGTTCCAGCAAATGATCCAAGACGCAGAGCTTGGCAATTTTGGAACTATCATTGCATACAAATCAAACCGAATAAGCCGACAAATGCTCCAAGCGATGTTGTATCAGGAACAACTCAAAACATATGGAGTTCGTATCTTATACGCAAAAGAAGAATACGGCGACACAGTTACTGGTCGGTTTATGCTGCGTTCAATGATGAATCTCAACCAGTTCTATTCGGAGAACTTAGGAGAAGATGTCAAGCGCGGAATGACGATGTGTGCGAAAGAGGGCAAGGCATTGAGTGTTGCTCCCTTCGGTTACAAAATAGAAAACGGGCAGTTCGTCATTGACAATGCAAGAGCCGGAACTGTCCGCAAAATATTTGAGTTGAGTGATAAAGGCTACTCCGTACCTGAGATAACAAAAGAGGTCGATAATGTTCTCAAACCAAACGGAAAGAAAATCACCGACCACACAATTAGGAATATACTGGACAAGACAATGTACTATGGCGAGTATTCATGGAACGGAATTGAATATAACAACATAGAGCCAATTATCACAAAAGACTTGTACGATAGAGTAAAGGAGAGGCGTATGAGAAACTATAGCAAGCCATACAGGCACACAGTCAAAGAGATATATAACTTGACGGGCAAATTGTTCTGTGCCGACTGTGGTGCGTTTTTTGTGGGCTACAGCGGTACTTCTCGTTCAGGCAAGAAGTTCTCATATTATAAATGTAAAAATAAAGAGTGTCCGCACAAATACATACGCAAAGACAAAATTGAACGAATTGTATTTGACGAAACCCGTAAGTTCTGTTTGAACGGAGATATGCTGAAACAGGCAGCCGTCCAAGTATATGAATATATGAAGAAGACTTCCGAACAAGACTCAGATGTTACAGACCTCAAGAGAACTGTTGACGAGTGCAATAGGAAGATACACAACATCTCGGCAGCTATAGAAGACGGACTATACACACCTGAACTGAAAGACCGACTTGACGAACTAACCAAGACAAGAAACAATGCTGAACGGGAACTCAAGAAAAAAGAAAAGCCGCTCGACCTATCTTTGAAAGATGTCGAAACGGCCCTCAATAACTATGCGAAGATAACAGTCGAGTCCGATGAGCAAACATTCCGCAATATGCTTGATGCGTTCATATACAAAGTAGACTACTACTCCGACAAACTCGTAATTATCTTTGATATATTCAAGGAAGACTCGGACAAAAAAAGCCCGGCAGACTTGGAGTCTGTCGGTGTTCGACTAGAAAATACAGTGGTGACCCATACGGGAGCAAAAACGAACATTGTCGATGGACGGCTCGTTTTGGTAATTTCGCTTAATGTAACCTAAAATCGGCATAAAAAATATCGATTTTGAATTACATTTGCCATTTTTTATAGATTTTTCTAAGAAGAAGACGAGTAGACACCACTCCACTCGTCTCATACCAAACCCAACAAAAATGGAGATTATACTACCATATTTGTGGTGGTTATATTCTAACACTTGTCTTAGGTATTGTCAACATCAATGTCTAAGACACTTTTTGTACAAGCTCGTCAATTCGTTTGTGCGCCTGTTTTGATGATTCTTCAACAGCAGTTACTCTCTGACCGAGAACAACAATGTCGTGCTTAGTCTCCTTGTTGGCATCGACCAACTCGTCAACCCGTTCTTTGATGTACTTAATATTGGTTGCCATTTCACCTTGCTTTTCGCCCTTCTTCTCCCTCATGGAGAGATAAGTAACTAAGAAAGTTATTAAACCAACTATAGCAGAACACGCACTGACAACTGCCACAATTTCTGATACATTCATACGAAGTCCTCCGTTTAGTTTATTTGTCTTCGACCTCGTTCTCTCCGTTTTCCGTCGGATATTTGAGAAGTTCCTTCACTTCTTCTTCGGTCAGTCTTCCGTCCTTCAAGAACTCAAGTACCTGACCTGCAAGTTTTGCCATTGAGGTGTAATCGTTGTTATACCACCATGACAAGATACCTGTTACAGCGAGGAAGCCTAAACTTACCCACTGATAAATAGGTGACTGAGCGAAAGTCGTGCTACCAATGATAGCGACTATTTCGTTGATGAGTGAGAGATAAAAGAGGACTGTACGGCAGAATGCTCCTTTATCAAACTTTTTGAAAAACTCAATGATTTTCTTCATATCGTTTTCTCCTTATCTTATTCTTCTGTATCTCCACTGACTTGAATACTGCCAAGTAGCGTTGAGTGTTATTGATGCAGTTCCAGCTTCGCAAGTAAATGTGACATAGGAACTCGGAACATCTATAAGTGCAAGTGCTACAAACCTATCGTTGCTGACAATGGTTACAAGCGGGAAAGGATACCATTTATCTTGTTCGCCGTCATTGACCTGAATTTCATAAGTTCCGCCTACAACAAAAGACGCAGTTTCAGAAACCAGTTTTGTTGTCCATGTTGCGTTGGTAAAGTCGGTGTTGCTTGCAGTTCCAACCGACATTCCCGGAAACGATCCCGTCGGTATTTGACTAAGCACCGAGTCAACTGTTGCGTTGCTACCCTGTCCATACTTGGAAGCCGTTGCATCCTTGAGCAAGTTAGCCTTGTTCAGTGGAGTGCCTTGTGTCTGAATGCCCGCAGAGTTAATTCCGTTAAAGTCTATTGGAAGTGTGCCAGCGACTAAAGCAGCAACAAAGTCGTTATATGTCGGATATTGTGTCAGGAAGTTAGATATTGACTTTAGATACCTACTATTTCCTGTTCCTTTAATTACTAAGTCTGTCATGTTATTCTCCTATGCTCCGCAAATTGCTTCGCCTGCCATCATCCAGTTCGAGTCAATGTTTCTGAACTGTTGAGCAGCACCAGTCTTTGCGACATCTATTGCGTTTAGTTTGCTTGTTCGGTAACTTTGATAGAAAGTCTCCGCGTCAACAAGAGACTGTTCAATGTTGTTTGCTCCTTCGCAAGTCAGTCCGTTCAATGTTACTGGTACAAGTCCACTCGTTCCTGCGGCAGTTGCTATGCTCCTTATATTATTAAGGTAGTAAGCCATGCCCGAAGCAGTCGGAATGTCACCCTGCACCCAGTCCGTTTTTGTGATCTGCGTTGCTACGGGATAACGATAACTAACTTGATATAGTGTTGCAGGAAGGGTGATAGACAAGTCATAGTTCTGAATCGGATAGTCCAGTCCACTTGCTATTTCAGCCAATGCCGCATTGTAGGCATCGTATAGGTCATCGGGCAAGTCATCGAACTCCGCTTTCAAATACAATATTGCCTGTCCTACTCGGTTAAGGTCGCTTGCGTTATATGCTGCGTTCATTCCAGCCAAGTAGGTGTTCTTCTCTGCCGTTGTAGCAGTTCCGTTCTTTATCTTTCCCGCTATTGTATCAAGTTGCGTTGTGTTTGTTCGGTTGGTTATTAAAGTGTCGATTATTGTTGACATTGTTTACCTCCGAAGTTGGTTGCAAATAGTTATTATTTGTCAAGTTTTAAGCCAAAATACTTTTCAAAAAAGTTTTCAAAATCAATGACTTCTTTCAGTTTTTGCGATATTTCAGGATCTTCGTCTATCTTTGCATTAGGCTTTTTCCTGCATGCCGCAATAAACTCGCCACGAACTTCTATATATTTTTTGTATACTTTATACTCAAAATCTTCGTACTTCTCGTCCATAAAAACCTCTCATCAAATAGGTTGCGGTTGACCTATACACCGCAAGGTGCCGAATATGTTATACTCAGATTTGGTCTTATTCAGTTGCTTTTTCATAAGCAATTAGCACATTTTTAACACTTGCAGAAAAATCGTCTGTTGTTGCGTATGTGCTATCTTTTACCCATATATCTCCATTTGGAGTTATTGCAATGGTTTTATCGGTATTAGTAGCAGTATTTGTTGAAACAAACTTATATTTTGTGCAAAGTGCGTTTGCTATGGTATTATAATCTGCTGGTCTTTTTGCATCACTCAATGTCGCAGAGAATAAACTATATGTGCTGTTGTAACCCCAAGTTAAAGCACTTAAATCTTTATAGTTTGTGTCATTGAAGTCTATGGTTTTTGCAATAGCAAGTTGATTTTTCAAAGTTCCACCTATCGCATTTTTCAATGCCGTATCAACCCCATCTCTAACAGTTTCGCTAGCACCGAGTTGAGTTTGGCTCACGATTTGTTCAGGGTCGCCCGCAATATCTTCACGCATATAGACACTATCAAGGAACGGAACATAAGCGGCGACATAGAAGATAGTACAGCCCTGAGGTGTTTCAACTAGGTCATCGTTTGTATCGTACCAAGCCATATCGGAGTAGTCATTGATGTCAATGTTCTCTGCGAACGGTGTGCCTTGTGTGGTGGTCTTTGTGGAGTCATCTAATTCGTATTCAAGTGATCCAGTCGGTGTTCCACTTGTATCTCTTACAAACAACCTATTGGTGTCATAAGCCAAACTTATTACTTTGTCTTTGGTTTCAACACTCCAACCAGAAGCATATTGTGTTGTTATGGTTTCGTATTTGTTTGAGATTAGTTTCGGTTTTACTCCTACACCAATTCCGTAAATGGCATCGGACAATATAGCATAGTAAACATCATTTCCATAACTTGTCCAAGCCAACGCACTCAAATCTGCGTTACTGCCCGTATTCGTATGCACCACACCATCATTAGTCTTATAGTCAAATGCCTTGAGTGTTTCAGTACCAGTATCGTAGACTTTCGGTTCGACATACGGATAGTATTGGTTATATCCATCACCAGTAGAGTAATAAAGATACACACCAATGTCGTGATTATATGTTGTGCCAGTTACATAGAACATTACATAATAAGTGTTAGGCAATGTTGTAACTGCATTTGTGCCACCATACAAAACCGCATCGGTATAGCCAAGATAGTTGTTGTTTATATCATAACAATATAATCTTGTTCCAACATAAGATGCAGTGCCGAGATAAATATAAATGTCTTGATTTGGAGATACACGAATTGGATTCTTTGAAGCAAGATAGTTGCCACCTGATATGAACGCACCAGTTGTTGAGTCGATTCTTCCAATTTGGGTTTGTTCGTCCCACATATTAGCAGGTTTGCCACTTTCCTTACCCTGTCCGCACTTCAAATACCTACCAGTGCAGTCCGTAAGTGTTCCTGCATTATACGCAAGTGAGCCTGCATAGTATCTGCCCCAGTTTTCAGGATGGTCGAGCAAGTCTTGTGGGACGTTGCCGTTGAACCATTGAGTGAGGTCGATAATTCTCGGCTTAATTGTCAAGTTCGTAAATGTCGTATTAGCACCAATGTTAAACTGGAAGTTAACACTTACTGCGGTATTATAATGAGCGATTACAAACCCATTAAGAGTCCAAAAGTTTCCATTTGAACCACCATAAAACCCTACTTTACAGTCCTCATTTGTGTTATTGTTTAAAACTAAATAATAATGCCCTGCCAAACAATGTGTGAATCCACTATCAATTTGTGCGTAAACATTACCACTTGCTGTGCCATTTAATGTTAATGTTCCGTCACCATTGTTTGTTATCGGTAGTCCGACGTAAGTGTCGGAAGCAATAGTTGGTACGTTTATATGCTCATTCACCACCACAGTATTTCCGTTCTTCCTCAAGTTTTGAGCCGTATCGGAAGTATCAACACTAGTTGTGCCGTTGCCAGTTCCAGTCCCCTGTGCTATGAACGGAATGTCCTGAGTTACTCCTGAGTCGGCTGATGCAGGGTCGATGGCTTTGGCTGATGTGGCTTTGTTTGCAACGATTTCGCCCTGTTCAATGTCGGCTATAGTTGCATACTTATCGGTCAAATCAACCGCACCAGTCATTCCGTCTACGCTTGTAACCGAGCCGTTTGTGACTTCGTATGTGACTGTATCGGTTTCGCCCGAATCGTATGTAATTGTGAGTGTATATGTGTCAACTGCTCCACTTGTACCTGTCTTTTCTCCTGTGATAGAAGCAATGCCACTACCAACCAAGTTTGTAAATGCAAATGCAAGTGTCTTTTCGGTTGTTGTTCCACCTTCGGTAACAGTTACACCGGGTGTTCCGTAACCGCCTGAAATAGAAGCAGTTACTTCAGTGATTTCTCCTGTGCCACCTTTGGAAGCTATCAACTGCCAATAATCAGTGTCGGAGATGTCAGTATTAGCAGGAACATCTTGAATTGCGATATAGGAACTACCATTGTCAGTTACTATATCAAGTATTTTGTATTCCAGTGTGGAATCGTGTGTGCCTTTCGGTGTTACGCACACTTTTCCAAGATTAGTTGTTTGGCTCATGATATTGATACCTCCAATTCGCCAGTTGTTGTGTTTATTGAGAATGTCGCACCGTCATACTCGTCATCGTATGTGGCCGACAAAATGCCTGTGCTTATATCAATGCCGAAGGTTGCGAACATTACATTTCCCTTGTCGCCCTTCTCTCCATTGGTCACAGTGAAAGCGGTTTGGTCGCCGTTGGTAAAGGTGATTACATAAGTATCAACCAGTCCTTCGCTACCCGACTTTTCGATAGATACAATGCCGTTTCCGTTTGTTACCTCGAAAGTCTCGGTATCTCCGTTTTCAAATGTAATTGTGTAAGTATCGGTCAGTCCGTACTCACCCGTCTTTTCAACATCAACAATTCCGTTGCCGTTGGTTACTCCGAATGTGACTGGCTCGCCTACATTGAAGTTAATCTGATATATGTCAGTTAGGTCACTTGTGCTAACCTTGACAATAGAGGTAATGCTCTTTGCATTGGTAACTGTGAATGTTGTTGTATCGCCGTTATCAAAGGTTATAGTGTATGTGTCAACCAAACCTGTTGTATCGGTCTTTTCGACATCGGTAATGCCGTTGCCGTTTGTTATCGTGAATGTGTCTTCGTCTGTGTCGCCATTCGTGTAAGTGACCGTCATTGTGTATGTTGCAGTCAGTCCACTTGTGCCAACCAGTGAAAACTCTATGTTGTCTACTCCAACTCCGTCATCGCCCTTTTCACCACGAGCTGCGAGCAACTGCCAATAGTCCGTATTGTCAAGTGTTGTGCCTGCTGGTATTGCCTTTGCTTTACCGATGTAAGCACAGTTGTCATAAGAGACTATATCGAGATACTCGTAGTCGGTGTTGACATTCCATGTACCCTTTGGAGAGCAACTAACTTTTCCTAATACTTGTGCGCTCATGCGAAAGTCACCTCCAAATAGTCATTTACTATCTCAAATGTAATGTCGGGGTTTTCGTTGCTATATGTTGCAATTAGTTCGCCGTCTTCGTTGACCTCGAATGTACAGAAATTTACATCTCCGTCGTCGCCTTTTTCACCCTGCTCACCTTTCAAGTTGTGGAACTCAAAACCAATGGTGCTTGCTTCGGGTGTGCCTCCGATTTCGACTGAAACTGAAGGAGTACCGACGCTATCGTCAACGGTTGCCGTTGCACTTGAGAATGTTCCAGTTTCGCCCTTCAAACCACTAAATGCTATTGCGTAGTTCGGCTCAAGGGCTGTGCCTGTTTTAGTTACTTCTACCGATGGTGTTCCAACTGTGTCATCGACTGAAACCTCAACCGTTATGTCGGGTGTAAATGCACCTGATTCAGCATCGTGTTTGACACCTTCTGCAACAGCAAGTGTTTCTTCACAAATGCCTATTATTTGGTTGTAGATTTCTTCGGTCGGGTCAGGCGGAACTGCACCGCTATTGTAACCACTCGGCTGAACAAGTACGGATGCCGTGTTTACTGTGATTAGGTTGCCTCCAAATACGGACACTTCCCACTCGCCAGTTGTCAGCCAACCGATATTGTCTATTTCGTCATTCAAGTCTATCAATACGGTGTAGGTTGTTTCGCCCTTCTTCCATATCGAAGTCTTGATTATTCCATCCCATTCGTCATTGAATGTAAAATGTGCTTTTATGTAGTTCAACGAGTTCGCTACTGGAGTAACATCCCCGTCATTGTATGAGATGATTTGCCCGTTGACTTGAAAATTAAGCGTTCTCAACTCGGAACTCCTTTCTATTCGACTCTACCTTCATAAACGGCAGAAAAACCGCCATTGTATGTTATGTCGAGTGCAGTTATAACCACATTCATTGTTGCGTATTTGTTTTCGACCGTGATGTAGTCAAACACATCTAATCTCGGATCAACTCGGAACTGCCCTGATAATGTGCGCCTGTTCGTGAGGTGGTCTTCCGTATACTGGAAAAACTCATTCATGTCGGCCAAACTCATATCATCGGGAATTAGTGGGTTGTTCACATATTGAACTTCCCCGGTCAGTCCGACTTGGTAATAGTGTGTTCCGTTATTGACATCAATGGCTCTCAGTTCCTGTGACATATCGTATTCAGCATCTTGATAAGAGTTGAAACGATTTATCTCGTAGTCCACATTGACCGTTGTATCTAACTTTTCGCAATACATTATTCCGTCTCGTCCGTAACGCATTACACACGCTCTCGCACTGCAACACATTTGGACTATCTCTGCACAAGTGTAGTCACTCAGGTTGTTCGGTAATGCTACTGCTGGAGCATCTAAGTCAGTTGTTACCCACCTAACTGTGCCGTTGGGCAGTAACGGAATGTTTGACTGGTTGAATGCTTCTTCAGCAAGTGCTTTCAGTTTCGCAGTGTTTCCACTCCACGCTGACCCATCAAACTTACTCTGCATGAATATTGTTAAGTCTTGTGCTTTGAAACGAGCCGTAATGCCATTCTGCGGTGTGTTCCACTCCGATAGGTAGTAGATGCCACCTGAGATGTACTCGTATGCTCCGTTAATTAGATAGCCATATTTGACTTGTATCTCTTGTCTAACCGCAAGGCTTGAATAAATGCCAGTCGGGTTGTCAGGATTCCACTCATCGTCAGAGTTATCAAACTCAAACTCTATGTTGTGGTCGAGCAGTTCGTATGCAAACAAACTACTTTTCATGTTCTGCTTGTAACTGATTATGTCCGCTTTTGTGAATGTCTTGGTCGAGCCAATAGAAACATTCTCTATTCTTGCCCTACTCTGCGGTAAGCACCACTTTGTAATGGTTATAACTATTTTGTCGTAATTTTGAATTGCTATTGACACTTCAGCTTCTACATTGGTGTTCCCTGTTACGGTCTGCGTTGCTATCTGTGTTGCTCCGTTATAGGCCGTCACAGTAAAGTTCGTTGCGTACTCGTTGTATGCTGTACTGAACCTAACCACTACACCTTCTGAACGAATTGTTCTTTGCTGACTAAATGTAATTGTGACTGTCGGGTTGGTTGCGAATGTTTGGTCGTTCTGACTGATATATCCGCTTATCCAACCTTTGACATAGTTGTCACTGAACTGAATGCTTCCACCCAAGTTCCATTTGTTCAACTCAGCCGTCTGCGTCGGTGTGTGTGCCGTTACCGCCTGTGTAATTGACTGAAGGTCATTGTTTGTTACTACGCTCGCACTTGAATTGCTTGACACTGTTGCATAGTTCATTGCATCTGCGTCAGTTGCTGCGTATTTTATTTGAATGTCTGAAAGAGGCAGTATGTTATCTGCTTGTATAGCTTTCCAGTCGTTTGATACTGCTTGCATGACTACCTCCTATCTTGGTGTGCCGACATCAATTAAACTTAGTCTTGCTCCGACATACCCTATAATGTCTCCGTTCTCGTCTCGCTTAAATATCTTTGCGCTACGATCCGATACATACATTTTTCTTGTTTCCCATGTGCCTACTGTTTGGTTAAAAAATGTTACATTCTGTATGAAGTTTCCTCCGACAAAACGATTATCAAACTTCTGCAATATGGCCGCCCAGTCCTGAACACTTATGAATCTCCAACTCATTGTGGCTTTGGCAACATCATTCAAAATGACACTGCCTATCATCATGCCCTGTGTGTTTCTTGCTGAGTCCACTATAGTCGCCGTATTTGCTTCATACTCACTCGGATCAGGAAAGTCATATGCGCCTATTGAAACTAATGCTGTAAATGCCATAGACCCTCCTTATTCATATGCAACACCGTAAGCAATTTTTGAACCATATGTCACTTCGGCTTTTCTTACTGCTCCATAAATTTGTTTTCCGTCAATATAGAGATTTATATTGTCTTGATAGTTCTTATAATCATCATACGAGCCAAACCAACCCGCTCCTGAGTTTGATGGAGCATTGTTTCCAGAGAATTGGTCAATTAGACCGAAATCAATAACACCTCCGTCATAGTCAGTTGGAGTGGTTGTATCGGTGCTATTCTTGACAAAAGAGTAATTCCCTGCTCCAGCGTTGTGCCAATTCTTCATGTAGGCTTCCATCTCGTAGTCGCGTTCCATTAAACCAGCTCTTACTCGGTCATAGTAACTAACAAGATACATATTGCCTGCGTCCACCGCTTCTTGATATTCTTCGTCTGTAACACCAAAATTGATAGGTTTTCCTGTCTTTTTCGACTTTACATACTCGGCTATATACTTTGAATAAGTAGCACCGGGCTTTCCTGCCATTTCCCACTCAAGAGAATTCATTGCACCAGCATAATCGGCTTCGTCATAATATGCTTCGCCTGTTTGTGGGTCATGAGTTGCGTTATACAAGTCTCTATCCAACTTACCCATATAGGTTGTCGCAAGGAACACTTCAGCAGCGATGAAAATCGGTATTGGATTCTTTGTGTATAATGCAAGTCCTACACCTTCCAAGACCGCACTCATTCCGAGTTTCTTTAGTGTTGCATCGTCGTCAAAACCATTCTGTAAGCCTTCGATAATTCCCTGTATGCCAGTAACACCACCAGCAACCATAAGAGACATTCCGCCTGCTTTTAATGCCACATCACCCAAGTTATATTCGTAAGCACCGCCTTCGCCTTTTGTAAGACCTAAAGCGGTTGGGAATAACTGACCGAGCTTTGTGGTCGCAACTACACCTATAGTTCCAGCAAGCAAACCACTTAACAAAGTTTCCGTTGCGGCGGCTCTTTCTGCGTTGACAATTTCCGTTCCAAACATATCGGAAATGTCATCCTGTGCTTCTATTACATTCAGTTCATCAAACCCAAGAGTTGCCATTTTGGCTTCATTGACCGCTTGGGCATATTCTTTTGCAGACTTTGTTGCTTTGGTAAACCTTTTCTCTCCGTTTTTCCAAGCATACATTTCTGATATTTTGTTCCCAAACCCTGCCAATGCATCGGATATAGAAACTATGGCTGGAGTTAGTGACTGAATAGCACCGGATAGACCTACCGCAAGTCCGTTTTTCAAATATTGAACACTTGTGGCTGCGGCATCCAATGACTGGACAAATGTCGAGTTAAAGGCTTTGCCGTATTGATAAAGGTTTGATGTTCCTTCTTTTACGGCGGTCGTAACTGCTTTCAAACCTGTACGAATTGCTCTATAAAAAGCTATTCTTCCTATAGACTTAAACAAGCCTCCAGTTTTTGACCCAATGCCTTTAGAGATATTTGAAAACTTTTTGACTTCTTTGCTCGCACCACTTGCAGGCGATTTCACATTTTTCAATGCGTCAGCCATTTTGTTTATCTCTTTTGCCGCAGAACTGGCAGACGACCGTACTTCAACTTCAAGAGAATCAATGCGTATTGCCATCTTCCGTTCCTCTCTTTGCTTTGTTTTCCCAGTTTTTTGCTAAACTGTCTAAATATGTAATCAATTTTTGTTTTTCTTTATCTTCTTTTATGCGTCTTTTTTGTTTTCGTTCTTCAGATGTTTGATATAACTCTAAAGGCTCTTCCATGTATTTGTTGGCTTTGTGGTGTCGCTTATCAAAATGAATGTTGCTCACAACTGTACCAACTGCATGGTAAACATAAAATCCTTGCAAGTGCATCATCTCGTTGATGTGTCGGTTTTTAAGTTGATCCGCCCTGTGATAGCACTCCGTAAGAAAAACATCGCCCTCCCAAAACTCACTTGTTGTCATTCCGATAGATAAGTAATATGGGAGAGCATCATAGAATATTTCAGTATATGTTTTTATATTCTGCGATGAACCCACTGGGATTAAAGAGCCACCGCCACTGTGGGGTTTTCAACACGCAGGTTGTCCGCTCCCGCTTGATATAGTGCAAAAAGTCTTTCGGTCAATGCCGCAGATATTTCGCCGATTTCGTCAAGTATTTGCTCTGCTTGTTCAGGAGTGACCTCAGGATGGTGCATTTTGAACGCATAACGCCACAGTATAGTAAATGCTGTAACTGGTTTTCTTCCAGCTATCGTTATGTCGAAACCATTTGCCTCCGCTTCCTTTATTGCCTTCCTGTTAAACTCCAAAGTGTAAACCTTTTCTGTGTTTGTGTCAGTTAAGGTTATCGGTTTAATTCTTTCTCTTTCCATGTCCATCACCTTCTAAAAACTTTCTCAATTATTCCTTATGACGAGGATGAATCCCATCCATGAACTCCGTTTACAACGATATATGCCGTCTGCTCTGATACTGCGCCAACTTCCTGTGAGTCAATTCCGAGTTCAACGCCTTCACCTTTGAAATAGAAACTGTTTACGCCGGGTACATATATTTCGTACCATGTTGCTTTGTTGCTTGCTTTGCCCGTTGCGGTTGCGGTTCTCATAGTAGTCCATGCAGTAACAAATGCGTTTGTCAAGTTGACTGTCAGTGATACTGCACCACCGGGGTCTTTCAGTCCGGGTATATATCTTCTCCAAGTTGTATCGGAGAGGTCTGTCACCTCTAAAGTTTCAGGCTCTCCGCCAAGTTCGGGAGTTACTTTCACATTAGGAATTGTTGTATAGCCTGATGTTGGTCTTGTTCCAGCAGTACCTTCTACGGCATACTTGACCAATACACCGGCTGTGCTTACTTCGTTTGCCATAATAAATTCCCTCCGAATTATTCTTTGTTATAGATTTGGTATGTATTTGTAGTGACAGTCTTTCCGCTTATCGTTTCCGATGTCGTGATAGGCTGTGCGACTATTGCTCTATACCTTGATGTTATTCTGTAAATTGTCTTGTCCATGTTCGGAAGATTAGCATACATAGTCCTTACGAACTTGATGCTTTCCATTGCACCATCAACAATTTGAAAAATCTTCTTTGCAGCAGTTTTCTTCTTGTCGGTAAATGCAGTGAATACTTCGATTTGAAACACGACTCTTGCGTGGTTTTCTACCTTCTCGTCCGATGTCCTTTCGTAAACATGATTCTCCACCATATTCACCATTACACACGGGAACTTCTCAGGCACTTGCGTGTATTCACTTGTTACATAGCAGTCGGAGACTTCTGTTGTTACAGCATTGCGAACTGCCGTGTATACCATATTCTCAATGTCTATCATGTCAGTTCACCTTTCAGTTTCTGTGCTACTTCACTTGCCTTTGACTCCATCTCTGCAATGGCTTGTGTCATTGCGTGTGCTGGTGGAGTGCCAGTGAATCTTGTGCCGTTATAAAACCAGTAGCCCAATTCGGAGAATATACCTTTACCAAGTTCAGAACTCGACCAAGAGCCGGGTGTGAAAGTGTACCCTTCATGGACACTTCCGTCCGCTTCTACACCAGTTCCAAACTCGATGAAACACACATCTGTTCCGTTAGCCACAAGTTTTGCTCCGTAGGTAGTTTCTTCCACCACACATTGGACAGGCTCGTTAAAACCCTCCAAATAGAAAGAGTCGTAAATCGTTTGTGCTTTTTGTCTTCCGACCTCGGCAAGTTCCTTGCAAAACTTTTTTTGAAAGTCTCGCACATCTTTTTGATACTGCTCAAGCTCTTTTATGGCTTCGTTAATCGAGTTTTGGTCGCTCCAATTAATCACTATTCGGCGGGTCATATCTCGTGTAATTGTCCGTTGATACTTCTCGAATTGCGTACAGGATGCAGTTAAGAGACTTTGCGACTTTCACAACCAAAAAGTTGTATGGATCAGTCGTTGGGTCTTTACCTATCCAAAGCACTGTGTCTTCTTGAATTGGGCATGTCATATCGCTTGTGGAGATAGTCTTTGAGTAATTAGTCTCAATACCAAACGGAGCGGTTTCGCTCTCTCCCCTTGCCGCAGATATGTTTGCTCGATACTTTACAGGGCTTGAGTAAGTTACCTGTCTCTCGCCCGTGTAATCGCCATTTTCGTCTGTTACTTCAGTTACTCCCGAATATAATGCGTAATAAAATGTCTGCTTGTTTCTCTCAAGTGAACGCATCTTAACGCACCACCTTCGCATACGGAGTCACTTCGGAGAGCAAGTCTTCGTCGTTTACACTGCCGTATGTTCTTTTGATTCCGTTTTCGTCATGTGTGCTTTCGCCTTCCGCACCTTGTCTGTTAAAGTAGCGGACTGCCAGTTGCAACTGAACGCCAACATATTTTTCGGGTACTTCAGTAATTGATTCTTTGTTGAGCCTGTTGAGTATCGCTGATTTAGCAAGAAGGAGACAATAATCTACCTTTTTGTTCGTTGCGGTTTCTATGTTGTCCAGTGCTTCCTGAACGCGAACACGCTTCTCATAATCAGTCATATTTTTGCCTCCTTCGAGTAAATTTCTTGTTTAATTAGCCTGTGATGTCAGCTGCATTAGCAGTAGCTGCTCTGTGGCAGTAGATACCAGTTGTCTTGTTTTCGTATACTTCAACACCGTGATAGATGCGGTACTGAAATTTCCAGCTATCAGAATCCTGATTGATTTCGGGTGAGAAAATCTTAGGAAGTGCGTTTTTAACAACCTGACATACTGCTGACGGGTGAACAATGAGGAAGTTGATTCCATAGGAGTCACTTGCTGCGAACTTGAAACCGCCACCTGTCTGTCCTGCTGTTGTACCATCGTTGAGAATGATTCCTGTTGTTGTAACAGTCGGATCAACATTGAATCTCGGCTTCGGAGCTCTTACGACTTCCATTCCGTCGAAGTATTCAACTGCTCTGTTGATAGTTCCTTCGTTCTTGAACATACGAGTGATGCCACCCTTGAGAAGTTTGTAAACATTTTCAGATACGAAAAGGATTCTTCCTTCGTCCGGTACTTCTGCATCGCCGAGTGTCTGTTCTGCTGTGTCGATAGCAGCGAGAACATTTGCGCTTGTTGAAAGGTCAGCGTTTACCTTTGTGCCTGCGCTGAGAGCATATTTAGCGAAACGAATTGCGTCAACTTCAGGAACAACCCTTGTTCTCAAAAATTCGCCTGTTGCTGCGCCGAAAGCCATATCGAGTGTTTCTTCCGCATCGAATTTGTCGATGTTTATTTCGCGTCCTCTGTCATAGTCAAGTGTGAGGTCTTCCCATGTGGATGTTTCGTAACCCTTAACATATCCGTTGTTTCTTGAGTAGTCGCCAAGTCCATCAACAGCGGCTTTGAAAACCTTTGCTGTCTTAACGCCAGTGAACATTACTCTGTCGCCAGTTGTGTCAAGGAGAGCTGTCTTTGATTCTTTTTTGTATACAGCATCAATTCGAGGTAAATATTTAGCTGCAAGTGCAATAGAATTTGCCATAGTATTTAATTCCTTTCAAAAAATTTTTATAGTCCGAAGTATTTGTCCAATTTGGCATCTTCGGCAGATTTAACATCCTGTGCATCTACGGGCTTTCCGCCTGTGAGCGTAGGCTGTTTTTTGAGTGCATTAGCCTCAATTTCTTTTGTTTTGTTTTCGAGGAATGTTTTTTGACTTGCAAAATAATTGTCATCAAGTCCGTCGGGTAAACTGCTTGCCATTGTCTTTGCTGTTACGGTGTCATATCCCGCCTCAACAAGTTTGGTTGTGTAGACTGAAACTCTTTTCTCTGCTCTTAGTTGTTTGAGTTCTTCCTGAGTAGCCTTTTCAGCTTCTGCTCTTTCGGCTTCCGCCTTTTCCTGCTCGGTCAATTTCTCGTTCAGTTTGCGTTTGTAGTCGGCTGCTTCGGTGTTTGCCTTAGTCAGCAACTTCTTGTACTTTTCAACTTCAGTATTGTCGGGTGTGTCGTCTACTTCGTAATTCTCAAGTGCAGCGATTTTTTCTTCCGCACTCATGCTGTCGTAACCTTCTATCTTGGTTATGTCAATTTTTCTGCTCATCGTAAAATCCTCCTATGCGTTTTAATGTCTTCCCTGACTTTGTGCGATTAGTGTCTTCCCTGACATATTTGAACGGATTACTCCGTGTCATTCGAGTATTAGGTCTATTACACAACGGCAATTCACATTGTTCTCGGCTCTCAAAAAGTCGCCGGGGAACTTTGCGGAGTCGCCGTCGTATGTGACAAACTCGGCATCTAAGTCAACTTCAACGCCTTCCAAAAAATCATGCGTTTGGCGGACTTTATCGTCCATCATTGTGTTCCACTTCTTCCTGAACTTTAGCGGTGTTGACTTTGCCGTGTCATATATGCCTGTGTTGTAGTTGCGGTGCATTTCAGTATCGATAACTCGTATGATCCCTTCTCGGTCATCTTGGTCGATGTAGTCATTAACTCTGTCCATGAAGGTTTCGTCTTTTATACTTTTGTATATCGAGTCTTTTAACTTATCGACATTGACCCTTTCCGTAAGGTCAAACGAGTCATTCACCGCAGTATTGCCGAGTGTGTATGAGTAAATCAGAAACTCAAGTATTTCGTCTTCGAGTACCTTCTTGTCCAAGACTTCTGCTTCTCGAACTTGTGCAGATATAACATTCAATTCTTCAACTGGTAATAACTGCGTCATATTCGTACCTCGAAAATAAAAATAAGGACTACGATACGGAGATGCTCTTAACCACTATGGCGAGACTTATTCTTCGTATGTAGCCCTTACTTGCGGCTTTCAACACAAACTTACTTTTATTGTGTCACTTACTATTGTTTTGATGGCTTCTTTGTTAATACTTTTCTTGCCGTGTCAACAGCAACAAGATTAACTTTGCCGTTCTTTCCCTCGTTTTTCAATTCTACTGTGCGACCATTCTTTATTTCCGCGTTCAGTATGTCAAGAACTTCGGGGAAATTTCTTATATCGAAATTATTTAAATCGTATATATCAATTTGAGGCATCTTGCGTTACCTCATTTGTTGCGACTGGCTCAGGCTTTGGCTTGTCCGGGTCGCCAACTTTCATGTTCATGTACGCTTTGCTGTACTCATAGTCCTTAACAGGGTCATTTGAAACACCAGTCTTCTGCAATGCAATAAT